ACCCGAGTACATCTCGTCCGGACGTAGTGAGGGTAGGTTGCGCCCCACCGGCCCACTTCACCCCAGACCACCACGTGATTACGGCAGAACCCCCATTGGTCAGGTCCATGATGAATGACGCGACAGTACCGGCGGACGGGACACTCCCCGCCAACAACGTGAATGTCGTAGCTCCACTAACGGTGTATGTGAACACGCTCCCTGCGGAGACGTCGATATTGGACGGAGACGCAAGTACGACACGCTTCTCGCGTACCCCGGCACCGAACGTATGAAGTCCGGTGATTTCTCCAGTTCCGGTCACACGGAACCCGGCACTGCTGATCTGGAGGGCCGAAGCAGTACCGTCCCCATCGTAGACGGTCTTCAGCGACCCGGTCACCCCGCCATCGAGATGCAGAACCTGACCGTACGTCGAGGCAACCGTCTGCCCTGTCAAACTCGTAGGCATAGAACCCTCTCAAGGACGGGGCCGAAGCCCCTGTCAGTTTACATCACGTTGCCATGATCACCCAGTTGGTGCCATTGCTTACCAGCATTGCCCAGTTACCAGCAGTGCCAGTAACGATGGCAGTACCAGCAGTATTCGAGTTAACCGGGATCACATTCGACGAAGCAGAGTTCACTGCCTGCGCCTGAATGGTCTTGATAACCAGAATACGACCAGTCCACGACGCCGCTGCGGGAAGCGTCACACTACATGCAGCGCCAGACTTGTTGTTGACAAGAAAAGTCTCAGCATCGCCGACAGTGAAGTCTGCCGTCTTGACTACCGGGGCCGTAGAAAGCAACGCGCCAGAAGCAGTGAACGCACCAGAAATAGTCAGTGGGCCAGCTACAGTCAACGACTGCAAAGTTGCCCTACCGCTATTGATGGTTACATTGTCCTGCGCTATACCTGTGTAAACACCCATGATGTTCTCCTTTCATAGACGGGGGCCGAAGCCCCCTTGTCTAAATTAGACCGACGAGCAGTCTGCAACGATGGCCCACACTTGGATAACGCAGTTGGTGGGAACAGCCGTGTTCAAGAGAAGATCAATGGTATCCGCAGTCTTGATGACGGTCGGGTTAGCGAGGTTGTCCGAATCCATTGCTACTGCATTGGCCGGAGCATCATCGGCGTACACGTTGGCGGCAGCAGGCGAACCGCCAGTGAAACCAAGGTCAAACGTCGCAGTCGTGTTGACAGTTTCTGCGGTGACGACATTCAGGCCAGCGGCCAGCACCACCGAGTAGGCGGGCAGGGAGATGATCTGAAGCGTATCAGTCGCGGCCAGAGCGGTAGCCCCAGCAGCAGAACGCGCAGCAATGATCGCGGCGAAGTCCAGTTTAACCAGAAACTTCGAGATAGCGGTGACATCAGCGGGGAACGCAGCGGTGCCCTTATTGAAGCCAAGAGAGTCGGTATACGCAGCCATGACAAAATCCTTTCATTGAAGGGGCCGAAGCCCCTGTATTAGAACTGCACGATGGCCTGCGACAGGGCTTCGCCCTTCACGACCTTGTAGCCATAGACTTGCAGTCCGCGAACGATGTCACCGAACGTCGACTCGGACCGGATGGTCTCCATCTCCGTCATCTGCGAGGCGAACGTGAAGCCCATCTTGTGCCCAGCGATGAGGCTGAACTTACCAGACGAGACAAACAGGTTGTGACTCACGTAGATGGTGAACCGATCGACCATACCGAGACGGCCATTACGGACCACAGAGATGTTGTCGCCGGTCAGCGAAGCATCCTTGAGTTCCGACTTCTTGATCAGACCGGCCATCTTGGCGGGGATGACGAGGTACCGACCGGCCTCGGGGGCGTTCGCCTCATCCAACACGGTACCCATGTCGACGATCAGATCGACGACAGAGGTAGTGCCACCAACGCCGTCTTTGGTGACGGTCAGCGGAGCCGCATTGGTGCCGAGGTTGAACGACGCCGTCTTCGCACCAGCCGTCGCACCCTTGTTGGTCGATGCGATGTCAGGCAGCAGGTCGGTCAGAACGCGCTGGTCGATCTTGATCTTCATCCGCTCGGAAGCGTCTTTCGACCAAGTGTCCATCAGGTTGATGTCGGCCTGAACCTTGTCCACGTCGTCCTCGACGCAAGCGAAGTACTCGCCTTTGTCAATGACAAGCTGGATCTTGGGCTTGTCAGGGTTCTCTACGACAAGCGTCTGACCCTTGGTGTACGAGCGGATGGTGATCTCAGGGGTGGTACGGATGTTGACCGTATCGCCCATCTGGCGGATCTCGCCCTCGTAGTCGGTGTTGGAGATCGCCGCCAGAACGGTGGCGTCGTAGAAGTTCTCAATCAGTTTGCCGGACCAAATTTCGGGGATGAAATTTCCCGAGTAATTTGGACGGCCCGGAGCGACGGGGTATCCCATGATAGTTCCTTACATTCAAGCGTTTACGATGCGATTATCGTGCTGTGCAGCAAAAATATCGCGTTCAATACGGTCACGCTCCTGCTCCCGACCTTTGTACTTCCCGGACCGCACGTCGTTGAAGAACGTACGAATGTCCTCAGGAGTGTAGGTCTTCGCCTTGTTGGAAGCTGGTGCCTGCGCGGCTTTCGACCGCCCGGGCGCAACCTGTCTCTCCAACTCCGACGCAGCAGACCGCGTGGGTTTCTGAGCAGCAGAGGCTTGTCCAGTGTTCGCAAGCCAAGTCCGGAAAATGTTCGCCACCCGATTCGCATCGAGTGCGCCCTGCGCGTCTTCGAGATACGTCTGCCGCGTGATACCGGTCAGCGGATCAGCTTGCAACAGCCACTCTTGGAAAGCGGCATTACCGTTGATCTCACGCCAGTTGGCTACCGCCCCAGTCAAATCAGTCCAGAACTGCTGCTCTGCGGTAACAGCCTGTCGCTTGGCGACGGCTTGAACCTGCGGAACAACCTGCGACTGCATCTGCTGAAGAGCAGCTTCGATCCGGGCGATCCGGGACGCAACTTCGTGAAGCTCCTCACGAGTCACCTTCCGCATCACGTCGATCGAATCACCATACTCCTCCACATCTTTCTCACTGACCAGTCGTTGAACGACCGATTCAGCCTGCGGAGTAGTTTTTGCGGGCTGCGCACTCTGCGACGACATCGAGGCAAGAAGCTGCTCCATGTTCTGGAGCCTCTGCTGCATCTCTCTGTTGGCACGGACTTGCGCGTTGTACGACCCCTGAAGCGAACGCCATCTCTGAGCAAAAGTCTCAGAGTTCTCATTCTCCGAATCATTGTCGCCAACAGACGGTTGCTCATTTGTCTGCGGCTGAACGGCAGCAGGTTGGGACTCGTCGGCTGGCTGACTCGTACCTTGCTCAGTGGGGGTTTGTCCCTCACTGGCACCCGGATTCGCAGCACTCTCTGCCGCCTTCCGGTAGTACTCGCTGATGGCCTCGGTCTGTTTCTTAAGCTGCTCTGGAAGACTCATGATTGCTCCGTATGTGAGCTTGAATGTCGGCTATTACCTAGCCGCAAGGTTGGGCGCGTCTTTGACCAACTTGAGGATCTCAGTCAGTACTTGACACCGCCCTTGTGCTAAAGCTGGATTATTCACAACATATGGTAAAGAATCAAGCTCTTGTGTTCTGACAGCATCGAGCCACTCAACAAACTCAGGGTACTGTCTTGTGACACGTGCCAACATCTGGATCTGTTGGGGGGTGGGGCGCATTACGCCGCCCTTCCGCTCGACCGGTTCTGGACCATGTTGGCCTCCATCCCGCCCTTCGGCGCTCCGTCAGGCATCGTAGGCTGCGCCTGCTGAGGCTGTTGCTGGGCGAGTTTTGCCGCCATGCGCCCGGAGAAAGTCGTCTTCTCCTGTGACGGAACGACCTCATCACCGGGCATCTGAAGGCTTTTGGCCACTTCACGCAGCACCGCCGCCCGGCCCTCTTTACCCATGATCTCGATGTCGATCGGGTTGGCCGTTGCGTTCAGGAACTCAAGCCGTCGGACGTTCGTCGTCTCCTTCATGGCGAGGTTCACAGCCCCCTTCGCCACGACCTCAACGTCGCCCTTGATCGACTGGTCCTCATCGTACCGCATGTTGTAAATAAACTGACGCTGCACGATCGGTTTAACGACATCGCCATCGATGTGCATCACGACCTGCCGGATACCCTTACCCGCAGCGCCCATCAGCATGGACAGACCGGACGACGTACGCCCGGCACCCTGCACGTTGAGATCGCCGTAGACGTATGCCGGGATCCCCGAGTGGTCGTCCGCCAGTCGGGCGAATCTCTCGTAGACCGCCATCAACTCCTGCGCCCGGGAGTCCGGCTGCGTGAACCGCAGCGCGGGGGCGCTCGACCCCGCCGGGTCGCCGGTCGTCTGCCAAACCTTCCACGGGAAGATCTGGGTGATGTCCTCGTTGGGCGGGATGCGGTCGACGTTCAGTTCGACCTGCGGGCCCGACGCGATCCCCATGTTGTTGACCAACGCCCGGGCGGCTGCGTTGCAGATGTTCTGAAGGTCCTCGATGATCCGAGGGATGCCCTTGCCCCAGAACGCCCCCGGGCACTTGATGAACGATGTCTTGGTGTACGGCTTCTCACCGAGCGGGTCGTAGTTGAGGACTGCTTTGATGACGTAGTTCCCCGTGACCCACACGTTGGCGTCGTACTCTCTGGCCGGATCGGGGACATCCTCTGGTGTCAGCCCCCACTCCAGCAACATCTTGCCGGACACCTTACCCCAGAACTCCAGCGTATCGAAGATGTCAGTCGGGCGCATGTACGAGTAGTACTTTCGCTCCTCCTCCATCTGCTGAAGCTCGGTCACATCGCTGATCCAAGACTGGCCGTTGCCGATCTCAAGAACCTTGCGGATGGCGTCCTCATCGTACCCGGGCACCCCGATCAGGTCCGCGAGCATCATCCGCGTCAGCGGGTGGTACTCGAAGATGTAGCCATCGTTGATGTCCGTGATCCCGGGCTCCGGGTAGATCTTGAACGGATCGACCCGCTCGAACTCCGGACCCAACCGCTCGATGGGCTCGACAACCGTCTCCCCCGAAGGCAGCGTCTTCCACCCCAGCACCCGCTGGCGTCGGACAACCGGCCCTTTGATGAACGCACACGGATACGTCACCAGATCGGTAATGAAGTCGTTGAAAGCCTGTGCCCATCCGCCTTGCGCGAACTGATCGTCGATCTTGATCTTCATCCGCTCGGCCTTGAGCCCCGCCGCACGGAGGAGATGGAACCGGTAGTCCTGACTGACCATCTCCCGGATCTCGCTCAACTCCTCGGGGTTGGGCGCTTGCCCGAACTCGGACACAATACGCAGCACCCGGGCGGCGAAAATGTCCTGAATCTCTTTCTTCTGCGGAGGCGACAAGTCCGGGATTGGGGTGGGCTTCAGGTCCCACGGGGGCATCCCTTCGTCCATCAGGATATCCCGCAGCCAACTCTCAGCCGCCCGGCACTTGACCTCCGTGAGCATCATGTAAACCTCAGACCCGCCCTGTTTGCGGATGAGGTTCAACTTCTCAGGCTCGTACTCCCCGTTGCGCTGCCGCAACGCCCTGAGCATCTCGTCGTTGATAGGTCGCTTGGCCATCTCCGCGACATCCCAACATTGCCGCAGATACGCCACGAGCCCAAGGATGACGGGCTGGTTCTGCCGGTCGGAAAGCGCCTGATCGGCTGCGCGTTCCTGCCTTGCAAGCTCGTCGTTACCTACAACGCGGAGGAATGTCAGCCCGGCCATGTCAGTCGTCCA